GGAGCTCTCTTGTGGGAATATTCCCACTGGGTTTTACTAGTTATTACTAGTAAGCTCTCTACGTCAGCAACTCTTAACATCATAGGATTTAGATATGAAAGCCGCAAAACCTCGGTCCTTTCTATACATTAATCGTATTGTGCACAATTTGTTTTGTGTACTCTTTACGATCTGTGTCAGACTGGGCCTTGATTCTGTTGCTCTCTACATCTTTCGGCGGTTTCTTTTCCGCGATCCCTATGCTTGTTATACTGGTGACCGCCATGAATGAGTCAAGCACGTGGAAGATCACTACTCAGCGATTTAACGATGCCGGATTAGTTGGCACCGATAACATCTCTTGTAGCAGATCCCGCACGGGTACGACTCAACCTGGCTGGAAGCGATTAATCAGGACTGGTGGCGATGCATCGACGTCTTTTACGGCGTCTTTGAATCACTATCACCCTGACTATAGCTTCTTAATCGAAGGTGCTCGGCAAATCAACAATGATTATACCGGTACACCTGTCGGTGGTCCTGTAGTAAACGCCATGACGGGTCCCTGGATGAGATTTTCATCGATCTCAAACCCTACGACCCAAAGTGACGTGGAAGCTGACAATCAGGCACTTAAGTTGTTCGTTCAGAAAGCGAATAGTGTACAACGCTCTTTACAGGGCGGTGTTGCTATTGGCGAGCTGACTGAGACGCTTAGGATGATCCGCAACCCTGCGAAAGCGCTTAGGCGTGGCCTCGACACTTATCTCGATCTCGCAAAGAAGCGAGCGATTAGAGCGTCGAGGAACACTAATTTAACGCCTAAAGCTGCCAAGCAGGGTAACGCCGCAAGACATAAAGCTGTCAAAACGGCACTATCTGACACCTGGCTCGAGAATGCTTTTGGTTGGCAACCACTCATAAGTGACATTCGTGATGGAGCGAAAGCTCTAGCACGTCTGAATTACTATGAGTATCCGCCAATTGAATCAGTCTCAGCTAGGGGTCGATCCGGTAGTATTATCGAATCGAGCGGCTCCACGGCAACGCGGGGCCAAGTCAGATTTACATCTGGAGAAAGAACCACACTCACCGTTGAAGTCCAGTATAAAGGCGGCGTTAAATCCGTCGCCCCACATGCTAGACCATACGCAGAGTTCGGTTTCACACCTTCGGCATTCGTGCCAACGGTGTGGGAGCTAATCCCTTTCTCATTTGTTGCGGATTACTTCACTAATATTGGTGATATCTTAGAAGGTTGGAGTTTCCAAACCGCTAGCTTCGCCTGGAAGTGTAAGACTGTTAGGAAGATGGCTCGTAAAGAGTCTATCGACCCTATGGGCTTCCATGATACAGGTGATGCTAATGACACGGGACTCTACTTCTATTTTCGGCCTGGAAAACCATCTTGGGTTAGAAAGAATATCGCGAGGGATCGGCATACGGGACATCTTGTCCCAGATTTCCAATTTGAAATCCCAGGTTTTGGGACCAAATGGATTAATCTTGCTGCTCTCTCTTCGAGATCTCGATCTATTTCAAGACGGATACGTGGCCTATAAGCGCTTTAACTTGTAGGTATCGTGTATACAGATTTCCTGTATATACAACCCCATGTGAGAAACTTCATGACCATCAGCTTGAGCACACCCGTTACGGGCAGTGCACAGACCGGGTTGACGTCTCCGACGTATACCCTAACCAACGACGTTGCGCCTTCCATCAATGGAAAGCAGTGGGCTGTTACCGCGCTTGGCGGTACACAGACCAATGTGCGTACGCACGCACCGTCGGACCCTTTCACTATCACTTTTGAGCGTCCTAGCGTGCTTCGCACGCTTTCGAATCTCATCAGTGGTTTGACAGGGTTGTATGGTAAAGTACCTGTTAACGTTTACACGGGTATTCGCGTCCGCAAGGGCGTGAATATTGCCGCGAACAACGTTCCCAGGGTGATGATGATCGATATGAAGATATCGATCCCCGCCGGTGCCGATTCTTACGATTCGGTTAACTGTCGGGCTGCCCTCTCCGCTGCCATCGGAAGTCTGTCTCAGATTTCTTCTGGCCTCGGTGATACCACGGTGTCCGGAGTCATTTAACGATGACTACCAGGCATAATGGTCCCGGTCGTCGCTTTAATAGCGATGACTGGCGCAGGCTCATCTATGCACTCTTAGGTTTCCTGCTTGGTAGTAGTGATACTATCAATTCGGAACCCTTCGCGATTGTTGCTCGGTCTCTTTTGGGATACTGAGTAACTAGTGCATTCTTTACCGTTAGGAGAGGTTATGACACATGTCAAGTCTGACGCTCTTTATAACGCCATCTGCGATGATACCTCGAAGTACGTTAATGCTTTTCAATCTACTTTGATTGAGAAGGGTACTTCTTGGCCCGACCAGACCCTTAAACAACACTATGTTGCATCATTAAGGCAGTCACTTCTTAAGAAGTTTCTGCCTGACAATGCTTCTTTAGAGTTGCCAAACCAAGTTGCTTTGAAGAAATTTCTTCAAATCAATAAGGCTTGTGGGTCTATGAAGCTTCTCCCGACCTCTCTATCACATGAGCTAATCCTTAACGAGATGAAAAACATCATCTACCGTTTTTGGTATAGTTCGTACGATCGAGGTCTGGAGTGCCATCCATTTGATTCCCTAGTTAGGGGTCGTATGGGGCCGGGGGCTAGCAATGGAGTCCTTGGAACTGACTTTTATACAAAGTTGTTTTCAGGTGCTTTAACTAGCTCATCGTCGGAGCTCATAGTCTTTTATGAGCATTATACGAAACAGATACCACTATGGAAAGAAGCAGAAACGCTTCGATCTTCCATTTATGGTCGTCCACGTATAATAGATGGTAACCGCCTAGCCTTCGTTCCGAAGAACACTGAGGTCTCCCGCGTTATCTGTATAGAACCGTCACTCAACATGTTTTACCAGTTGGGTTTCGGTTCCTTACTCGAGGATAGACTAAGATCATACTTTAACATTGATCTTTCGTCACAACCTGATGATAATAGGGAGCTGGCCAGAGTTGGAAGTTTGACAGGTCGATTTGCTACAATCGATCTTTCAAGTGCTTCTGACTCTATCTCTTTAACGATGCTTCGCGAGATGTTGCCGGCCGACTTCTACAGTCGGCTGTTAGCATATCGTTCGGTATCGTGTGAGATTCCAGGTGGGAGTAAAATCCCACTCGAAATGGTATCGACTATGGGGAACGGTTTTACCTTTCCCTTACAGACGATGCTATTTGCCTCTTGCGTTGCTGCAGTCTACAGGCTACTCGGGATCCGTTTTTCATGCGGATCTGGAGGTACGGCTGGCGTTTTTGGTGATGATATCATCTGCTTCACTGAAGCAGCGGATCTTGTCATCTCAACGCTTTCTGTTTTAGGCTTTAAGACAAACAGCGACAAAACCTTCTTAGAAGGGTTCTTCCGAGAGAGCTGTGGATATGACTACCACCTTGGTAGTAATATTAGAGGTGTCTATATTAAGACACTTGACACAGATATCTCGCGTTATGTCGCCTTCAACCTCTTAAATACCTTCTCCGCAAGGAGTGGTATTTCCTTACCAAAGGCTATTAAGCTTCTTTCTTCGAGCCTCAGGTTTTTGCCTGTGCCCGAATGGGAAGCTAACGACTCTGGTATGAGGTTGCCGAGGTTTCTCCTTAATAAGGTTAAGCACGATAGGAATGGCTCTTATGTTTACTATAAGAACGTTCCTAAAGCGCAATACCTTATTTTTGGTGATGCCGAGGTTAGACAACCAAGAAGTGAGAAGA